GTTTGATAACTTATCTTTTCCAGAGTGGTATGAATCTGAAGGCGGTGGGTCACAGCTGTGTCTACAGTCGTATACTGATACTGTAGTACAGTTCGGCCGAGAAGATAACCCATATACTAATGGTTGTGGCAAGATGAGTCGTTTCCCTGATCGTACAGAGAATGGTTATCATGTAACAAATCCTTTATTTAAGAACACGGTGTTTGAAGGCATCATCAAACCATATTGTCGTGCAAGGTTTATGACTATGGTTATGCATAGCACATATAGTGTGCATCAAGACAGGGCCCCTCGCCTCCATCTTGCATTAGACACACATCCCAATGCATATTTCTTTTGGCCAGAGCATAAAGAGTTTGTGCATATACCAGCCGATGGTTATCTGTATGAGGTGGACACTACACAACCTCATACATTTGTCAATGCGGGCCCAGATAGAACACACTTGGTGATGGTAGAATGAAATATCAAGCTAAGTAAGAAATTTTAATGAAATATAAGGAGAAACTTTTCAATGGAAAATGTGAAACAACTTTACCAGTACGTATCTAACAACAAAGAACAAACGCAATGTATAGGACTGACTAAAGAGGCAGGCCAGTTCCAAGGCGTTGTATACAAATATGGAAAGGTGGCCATACCTGATCCAAACGAACTAAGTGGAGAAAGAGACTTGCCTTTATCATTTCTTTATGATATAGTTGATTCTAATAACTTACCAAGGAACTGGTTAGAGACATCTGAGTTCCACAAACTAATTGGTGATATTCTAGTGGATATTCTAGACGATCAGATGAAGGATGGGTCAGTTCAATTTGCTAATACTAATTCAGAGGAAACAAAATGAAACATACTATTGAAATGGGATACGAACAGGTTGATGCTATCATTGTTCTAGAACTTAAATATCAATATTCGAGTTTAAAACAAGACCTCAGTCGAAGACAGGACGATGATTACACAGGATCGGGGTTCTTTGATACGGATAAAGATGCTGATTGTGCTGAGATTCAAAACCACATGGATGCTGTTGCAAAAGTCCTTTCATACAATATGGTATTTGAAGATTATGAAAATTGGAAGCCTGATGAAAAATAAAGATTATGTCGTTGTTACTACTATTTCATCTCACCGTGGGCGTTATGTAATGCACCGTGATGATCTACAGAAACTAAATCCATCAGTTCCAGTTAATGCTATTGAGTGGGCTAACGATACAGTTGATATGAACGAATGTGAAGAGTTCTCCCAAGAATACATGGGCGAATATATTGTTGATACTGTTGAGATGAATGAAGAGGACATGCTTGTTTTGTTTGATAAAGATAATGATTACCTGTGTCCGTGGACAAAGGACAAAAAAGTTGCAATGGTGAGGAAAAGTATTAGTGATGACTGAATATAAAAAAGATGGCAAATATACAGCGCCAGGATGGTAACAGAAATGATGGGAAACAAAAGTGACTTGCCTTTAAAGTTTCATTATGATATAGTAGATAATAATTCGCTCCCTAAAGAATTTTTTAATGAGGAGTTTAATAATTTGATTGGTGATATTTTGGTTGATATTATAGACGATCAAGTAGAAAATGGGAATGTAAGTATACATGAGATTTAAAATATGACACAAACAATAGAACGAACAGCACTTAGCCAACTCCTAACAAATGAGGAGTATGCACGAAAAGTAATGCCTCATATTAAGTTGGCATACTTTTCTGATAAGATAGAAAGAACTATCTTTGAGGAGATACAAAAGTTTGTAGATAGATACAATGCGCTTCCCACAAAGGAAACATTAGAGATAGAGATCGATACACGGCGTGATCTCAATGAGGATGACATCAGAAGGGTGTTAAAGGTCGTAAAGGAACTGTCTGTAGACGAAAATGTTAATGCCGATTGGTTAATAGAAACTACAGAGAAGTTTTGCAAAGACAAAGCAGTTTATAATGCTATTGTCGAGGGCATATCAATTATAGACGGAAAAGATAAAACAAGAGATGCAGATGCAATTCCGAATATTCTTACAGATGCCCTTGCTGTAGGTTTTGATAATCGTGTGGGTCATGATTATCTTGAAGACTTTGCAGAGAGATATGAATTTTATCATACAATAGAGGAGAAGATACCTTTTGATTTGGAGTTCTTCAATAAGATTACTAAGGGTGGTCTTCCACCAAAGACTCTGAACATTGCACTCGCTGGCACAGGTGTTGGGAAGTCTTTGTTCATGTGCCATGTCGCTGCAAACTGTATGAGTCAAGGTAAGAATGTCCTATACATAACTCTAGAGATGGCAGAGGAAAGGATTGCCGAAAGGGTTGACGCTAACCTCATGAATATTACGATGGAAGATTTGTATGACTTGCCTAAGCAGATGTTTGAATCTAAGATAGAATCTATTATTAGTAAGACCACTGGACAACTCATAGTCAAGGAATATCCAACTGCTTCAGCTAACACTAATCATTTTCGTGGACTGATAAAAGAACTTGCGATTAAGAAGAGTTTTAAACCAGACATTATATTTGTTGACTATATTAACATATGCACATCAGCTAGAATTAAGGGAGTCTCGAATGTTAATTCTTACACAATGGTCAAGTCTATTGCAGAAGAGTTACGAGGATTAGCAGTAGAACAGAACGTACCAATCATGTCTGCCACGCAAACTACAAGATCTGGATTCGGTAATTCAGATGTAGGTCTAGAAGATACAAGTGAAAGTTTTGGTTTGCCTGCGACAGCTGATTTTATGTTTGCTCTCATATCAAATGAAGAATTGGATCAATTAGGTCAGATCGCCGTAAAACAGTTAAAGAATCGTTACAATGACGCTGCAATAAATAAGCGTTTCATTCTGGGCGTGGACAGATCGAAAATGAAATTATTTGACGTAAAATTAAGTGAACAACAAGAACTACAGGATGCAAATCAGAGTGGTGATATACCAGATGCCTTTGATACGCCTGTGTTTGATAAAACTGACTTTGGAGGATTTAAAGTATGAGTGTTTTTTTAAATAAAATAATGAAAGAAATAGACAACGAGTATGCCGCTCTGGTATCAGATGGTGTAGAGGCTGGGGATGTTGGTAGTTTTATCGACACGGGTTCTTATATCTTCAACGCTCTGTTGAGTGGTTCTGTTTATGGTGGTCTACCATCAAATAAGATCACAGCCCTCGCTGGGGAAAGTGCTACGGGTAAGACGTACTTTCTCATGGGTATTGTTAAAAACTTTTTAGATGCTGATCCAGATGCTGGAGTGATCTACTTTGAATCAGAAAGTGCTATCACTAAAAGTATGATTGATGACCGTGGTATTGATGGTAAACGTATGATTGTAATGCCAGTCACTACAGTACAAGAATTTCGTCATCAAGCTATACAGATACTAGACTCCTATCTTGCAGATGATGAGTCGAAACGTAAACCACTATTCCTATGTCTTGATTCTCTTGGCATGTTGTCTACTACTAAAGAGATAGAAGACACAACTGATGGTAAAGAGACACGAGACATGACACGAGCCCAAGTACTCAAGGCTGCATTTAGGGTGTTAACTCTTAAACTTGGTAGGGCAAAGGTTCCTATGGTTGTCACTAATCATACATACGAGAGTATGGGTCTATTCTCCACTAAGGAGATGGGTGGTGGTTCTGGACTCAAGTATGCCGCATCTTCCATCATATACCTCTCCAAGAAGAAGGAGAAGGATGGCACTGAAGTTATCGGTAATATCATTCACTGTAAGAACCACAAGTCACGATTGACTATAGAGAATAAGATGGTTGATGTACGACTCACATATGACAAGGGTTTGGATAAACATTATGGTCTTTTAGAACTTGCAGAGAAGTATGGTATCTTTAAGAAGGTATCTACACGATACGAGATGCCTGATGGTAGTAAACAATTTGGTAAAGCAATACTGAATGATCCTGATACCTATTTTACTGAGGACATCATGAAACAGTTGGATGATGCTGCAGAAAAAGAATTCAAGTATGGTAATTCTGAAGAAATTTCTATAGATGTGCATATTGGAGATGTGGATGCAGGATGTTAGAGGTTATTGAGAACGGGTGTTCCCTATTTTATCTTGATACACTCAAGCACCATGCTATGTCAGCTAACACATGGCACATGAGATACCCAAACAATAGTCCTGATAAACATCTGAAGATGGATATCATAGAGAATGAGGTTAAGCAACCTCTTCTCGCTGGACTTGCAATGGGACTACTGATACAGTTGTATTCTAAGCGACAAGACTTGTTTACGCCAGATGTTTCCTATTGTGGTATCGGTCTCAAGGATCGTCATAGGTTAGATAATCCACATGTTGATCATCTCAAAGAGACTGATTATATCAAGATTTTTGGTGTACTTAATAGTGATTGGGGTTCAGAAGATGGTGGACTTTTTATGCATGGAGATGAAGCGATACCTTGTAAGCCTGGTTCATTCATTGTTTTTGATCCTCGTATCATTCACCATGCATCTGAAATAACATCAAATAAAAAGAGATTGGGAATTGACTTTACAGTAAAAAAGGTGTAATATACTTATATGAATTTTTATACAAATGTACTACAGTGGGGAAACCAGCTCCTTGTTAGAGAAGTTAAGAATGGTGAGCGCATAAACAAAAAGGTGAGATATGCCCCCACTTTATATTCACCTGTCCAAAAAGAGACAGGCTATAAGACTCTAAACGGCAGTCATGTGCTACCTGTACAGTTTCATAGCATAAAGGACGCTAAGGATTGGGTAGAGTCTCACAAGAGTCAACCAGAACTAGTATATGGGAACACACAGTACCCATATACATATATCAGTGATACTTACAAAGGACATATCGATTTTGATATGAGTAAGATGTTTATTGCCACAATTGACATTGAAACTCAATGCGAGAACGGTTTTCCAGACCCTCAGCTTGCTGAAGAAGAGGTATTGGCGATTACGATTAAGAATCACCAGAACAAAAAGATTATGGTTTTCGGTGTAGGTAAATTTGAGACAGATCGTGAAGACGTTACCTATGTTGAGTGTGAGAGTGAAGTACATCTGTTCAAAGAGTTTCTTGCTTTCTGGGAGAGTGATTTTCCAGATTGCATAACTGGCTGGAACTCAGAATTTTTTGATTTGCCGTATGTCGCTAATCGTATTCTAAAACTGTTTGGTGAGGATGAACTGAAACGCCTCTCTCCTTGGGGTAGTGTACAATCCAGAGATGTATATAAGATGGGGCGTAATCAACAAACGTATAATATACAGGGTGTTTCTGCTTTAGATTATTTAGATCTATATCGTAAATTTACATATTCTGCACAAGAGTCCTATAGACTAGATCACATTGCAAAAGTGGAACTGGGCGACAGTAAGGATGGCAATCCTTATGATACGTTCCGTGAATGGTATCAGAAAGATTTCCAATCGTTTATTGAATACAACATTCAAGACGTTGAGATTGTCGATAAACTAGAGGACAAGATGAAACTGATAGAATTGTGTCTTACAATGGCTTATGAAGCTAAGGTGAATATTGTTGACGTATTAGGTAGTGTGAAGTATTGGGATATTCTAATATACAATCACCTACGAGAAAATAACATAGTAATTCCCCAGAAGATACACAATGAGAAGGTAGAACAGTTTGAGGGCGCATATGTGAAAGACCCTCAATTGGGTTTGCACAAATGGGTTATGTCGTTTGACCTTAACTCGCTTTATCCACACTTGATAATGCAATATAACATATCACCAGAGACACTAGTACCTAATTGTAAAAAGGTAGATGGCTTGGTTGATAAGATACTAGAGGGTAAAGCAAAGAACACTGCACCACACTGTATGACACCTAATGGTGCGTTCTTTCGAAAAGATAAACGAGGGTTTTTGCCTGAGTTGATGGAGAATATGTACAATGATCGCGTCAAATATAAAAAACTTATGCTACAGGCTCAACAAGAATATGAGGATACGAAGGACAGGTCTCTTCTCAAGGATATCTCAAGATACAACAATATCCAAATGGCGAAGAAGATATCTCTTAATTCGGCG